CACCACTCGCATACGCGCACCTCTGTCGGCGCTCCCTTCACACTTACTTGTACACCCATGTCAGTTCTCCCACTGGACGGATTCTCGTTACAGAGCCCCACTGGAGGGCGCGTTTGATTGATCGGGGTGCCGCTGCATCCAGAGCTTGGCCCAAGATGAGCACCACCATGTCTTCTCCGCCCCGTCGGTGTGCTTCCAGCAACACAGCCCAGGTTCTAGCCTGTGCCTCACGAACAACGGGGTACTGGAAGGCACCTTGCATGGCATAGCAGAAGAGTGCGCAGGTTGCAGCCCCGGGGCATGAAGCAAGGGCGGGTAAGTCTATCGCCAGCGGGTAGTACTTGACTCCGTCTCGCTTGCTTAACTTCTTCGCCGTCTTTTTAATCTTCTGATTCCCTGTCTTCACCTTGATGAGAGCGGGGAGATCTCCATCCTCGACAGCTCGGAAGTCGAAGGTGTGGACATGTAGTCTCCTGTTCTTCAGCCCCGTAGGGACTGTGATCTCCCACTGCCCGGGGCCTACTGCCTTGAACCCTCCGCGCCCCTTGATAGGAGCCGTGGTGTCCACGGACTTGACGCCCTCTGACCCGTGATAGACCAGCCCGACAGAGCGCCCGTCAACAGCTGGGATGTCGCTGTCGTTGCCATCGATGTACCCAGCTTCGTCTCGATCTTCCTCGGTCAGGAAGACCTTGGAATGTGGACGGGTCTCGTCGATCTTGTCGTCGAACTTGCCCCCCACGGATTGGAGAAGAGAGTAGTTAGGTGGAAGCATATCCCACAGCCCTGCCTTAAGTAGGTCGGATCTCTTCGTGTATCCATACGCTTCAATCCAGGGTCGAGCCCCAACAACCCGGAAGACTGCTCGCATATACCACGGTGAGAAGAACCCACCGGACCCGTGAACTCTAAAGAGGTTTCGTTGTTCAGTCATCAGTCAGTACTCCAATGAAGTTAGCTTGATAGTAGAGGGCATCTCCGACAGCACCGAGATTGACCTTTGCGGTTCCTGTGCCTGCTACCTCATCGATAGCAGCGCCCATAGAATCCGTGAGGCCCATGTCAAACGGGCAGTCAGAGCCCGTGATCGTCATCTCGATACCCTCATCACTCATCACCAGAGTGATGCTCTTCTGCACAGTCATCAGTCCTTACCTCGTGTTGTCAGTTGTCAGTTGTTTGTGTCTTGCAATAAATCATAACGGCAGCGTTCACTCTCGCCAGGCAAAAGGCCCGGGAGTGTGAAGCTGCTTACAGAGCGAGGGCTAGAAGGAACCCCAGCCGCCCGCCATCACTTCGAGGCGACGGGACTCTTCTTCGTAGTCCGCCTCGTCTGCCTCGATCTCCCAGGTGGGGTCGTACTCGTACGCCCCTTGGGTAAGCGGGTAGTCCCGCAGCCCGACACAGGGGTAATCCCCGTGCACATGGGTACGAGACACGAAGGGCATTGCCTGGAAGGGGCGTTGTTTCATAGCTCCACCGCCACGAACTTCCGCCCGTTCCAGTGGTAGCGGAAGTCGTCAAGCTCCTGTCCCTTCTGGAGCATGGCTTCTCTCTGCAATACTTCGGAACATGCAGTGCATACTGTTTGCCCGCGAGTCACGTTAGGGAACTTGCGTGGATCGAGACACCCTTCGCATATCTCACAGGCCCCGGGGCGGTCATCCATGGCTGAACCTCGCTGGCTTACGAGTCATGATCCCAAGTCCATCCTGGACCCAGTCCCAGTCCACTCCTCTCGCCGAGCCCTCAAGCTCGGCACGTCTCACCCGTCGAGCATAGCAACCAGGATCCTCACCCGTAGCGATGACACGAGCGAAGAACTCCTCCGCAGTCTCAGACCTGGTCTCAGTAGACCAGTCATAAACCTTGACCTTACGAGGTCGAAGCCGTGCCACGCTGGGGATACGTGTGGGCTCTGTCACAATAGACAGACCCTCACTTATGGCCCATTCATTCGTCCTAGGGCAGTAACTATCCATCACAGGCCTCCATGTTCTGGCGTTCAATGCCGAGAAGTTCAATAATTGTCAGACCCCAGCCAGGGTAGTCTCCAACCTGCTCATAGTGAGCGTCGATAGTCCAGCCTTCGGAGTCAAACCCGTGCCCAGTCTTGAGGTACCGGACCACGTCATCGGACGTGTTCCAGTACAGGGCAACATCCCAGCCCTGGCCTATGCGGACAGCCGAGGCGCACACCTTATCCCCCTTGCGCGAGATGAGGTAAGCCCTTCCAACCTGACGACAGATCCAGCCATTCTGGCTAGGGTCCGTCTCCCGAGTGTGTCCACCCCCCCACGGCATGACCGCAAGGGGCGGGGCCTTGAATGTCTTGAGCTTACCCATGGCTGAACCTCGCTGGCTTGCACGGTTTGACGTGCATCTTGCCCGTAGGGGCGGATGGGTTGGGAGACATCCAGTACTCCCGCTTGCGGCTAGCAGACCGGTCAGCTTCCCAGAGTCTATCCTCTCGGATCATCGCCTTTTGGCCCTCGACTTCCCAGCGTGGCCGGCCGCACTCCATGATATCAGCGCGCTGATTGTCCAGAGCACTCGCCTCACCCGCACTGAACTGGTCATAGCTCATCCACGTAGCTTGCTGGGCGAGCATCTCCTCTCGGATGGCAGCTTCACGCCGTGCAGCATTCCGCGCCTTGACACTGTCAGCCCAGCTTGCACACTTGACGGTCATGACTTCAACAGTGATCCCTGTCCTCACGGACGGAACCGAAGCAGCCCGGTTGGCTGCTTTCCGACGCCGTTCTCGACGTCGAGCACTTTTGCCCATCTGATTCTCCACTATAGAGAACCGCCCGGAACCATTCCGGCGGTTCACCTAAGTGGAGAAGGTTGTGCCCTGTCCTCCCTTGCAAGCAAGAGAAGACAGGACACTTTGCACCAACGGCTCACACCGTGGGCAGGGGTAGAAGTCATGGCCTGGCCGCGTTTCGCAGGAGGCTCATTCTAAAGGTTGTCACCCCTGGCATTCAGGGGACAGGCAGTGAAGCTAAGGCGGCACTTACTCAATACGTTGTACGTTTTCGGAGTGAGTGCGCCGATGCTTCACTGTCCGTCACCCGGAGGCGACGGTAGCCCCTAGTATCAAGGGGCGTAGATTATCCGATATCCGAGGTTCGAGAACCGTCTTTGGTCGTCTTAGGTCGGGGGTATTAGCGCCCGATTGCGACTAGGTCTCTCGTCCTCTCTTCGGCCGATGTAGGGTCATTCCCTATCTGATCTTCGGTGCTTGGGGGCTATGGGTCAGATGTTGCACATCGCCTAGAGGCGATGGAGATACTCTGACTAGGGAGCCCACGCAGTCCACGTGGATCGTCGGTTGCGATATGTGTGCAGAACAGTGAGGGTTTGACCCTCGCCATGGTCCATTGCAGGAGCCGTGCCAACTATGACCCAACGGACGAACGCCGAATATCAGCGGATTTAGTAGGAAATGGATTTCCCAGCTCGATTCGAGGAAAGCCCAGGGAGGAGCGTGCTGGGTGCTTGATATTGTAGGTTCTAAGGGGATAGGAAATCTGGGTGCAAATGGGTAATGGATTTCCCAATTCGACGATATTCGGCGTTTGACCGAGCTCGGTGTGTGTGTACGGTCTACCCCTACGCGCGCGCGGGTGTCACGTGGTGTCAGTAGGTGACAGTAGGTGCTAGCAGGTGGTGGCTAGTGTGGTGACATCTGGTGACAGAGGTATACAGCGTGTATACCGTCTCGAAGTATACAGCGTGTATACTTTTTGAGTCTGGAGCGGGTCTGGAGGTCGAGAATAGCCAGAATTCAGAACCGTCTCACGGTCCAAACTGGGTTATCAAGAGATTTCGTGATCCGATACTTTGGAACAAAAGTCAACCCCCTATCGAAAATAGATCTAGTCACTTCGACTTAATCCAGTTTCAACCTTGATCGGATCTAATTCGGGGAGCTACGAATTCTCAAGGGGGATAGGCCGCCTAACCAGGGCAACGGCTAGAAGGGCCGTTTTTAGGCTCGTGTGACCTATCCCTGATATAGGGGGTTCCCCCTCGCATATCGGGAGGGGTACGTTAGAACCCCCTATTTCAGCGGCAGTGAAATAGAGGATAGTTGTCATGTCAAGGGGGGGTCTCGATCTGACCTTAACTTTAGGGGTTGTCCACTTGTCTACCCAGGGGGGCTTCAGAAAATGAGGAGAACTGTACAGATGTTCAGTGGGTAGCTTGAAAGTCAGATGATTGTGTACCATATACGTGTGCGTGAGGTATGCGTCCAGAGAGCTCGGAGTGAACCATCCCCTCTTTTGGGGGTGGGGGTGCGAAGTACCGGAGGGGACCCACTCTAATTGGAGATTCGATTTCATCCAGATTTCATCATCCTGTCTACTTGACTACCAATGTCTACAAGTAAAGTCCTTGTAAAGTAGACACGATATCCTAGTTTCATTCTTGTATATATTGATTGTCTACTTGTCTACTTTAGATCTCTGTTCACTCTATTGTAATAAATAAACACACTATATAGCAGTACCCCTACCCCCTAATACCCATAGAGGTGTAGCGAGGAACAGAGAGACTCAAGTAGACACCCCCCTAGAAGACGATATTCCAGGTACACCCTGGTAAAGTCTGTCTACTCGTGTAAAGTAGACAGGGCAGACTCAAGTAGACAACTGACTTCAATCCGACGACAAGCCAGGTACACCCTATGATACGCTGAATGCCTCAACTCTTTGATTGTCAAGGGCATAGTTAATGTAGCCACAGCAGCGGGCCACTGAACAGCAGGCTCAACAAATAAGTGGACACGTCAGCTCCCATCACTTAAGGTGGGAAGGTAACGTCGAGTACAAGCTGTGAGCAGTATTTTGGATAGCTTAGATGAATACCTTGCGCGCCGCGCGCCGAAGAAGCGTGCTCCGTTTGATGTGAGCCCACCCACTGGAGAAGACATGGATAAAATCAATGAGTCAATCGTGACCGAGCTAAGCTCGCTGCCCCTCCTGCTGACAGTGGCGGAGGTTGCGGAAGTCTTGAGGGTCGCCCCTCAAACGGTTCGTAGGTTGATTCGAGACGGGAAGATCAAGACTCCAGAACTCGGTCAGCAGATTGTGCGTATCCCTCGAGGCGAAGTTGCTCGCGCACTCGGCTTGACCTCCGAGTAGCTCTACGCCACAATCACGCATCCCCCATCGACCGAAAGCGATGGACCTGCAGGGATGGAAGCGGGCCTGTCAGCCCCCGTGAGCGCGTAGCCCTTCGGTGACTTTCGGCCCGGGGGGCTACGCCATGGAGTCCAACTGATGCCTCAACTAGACATCGTCGCAATGTCCGAAGCCCTGCAGGCGCTATTCCCCCACCTGCGAGACCTTGAGCTCCGGGGCCTCTGGGAAGGAGGGAAGGTCAAGGTCACCCGGTCTGCCGACAGGTCCAGCATAGCGACCGCAGCCTCCTCCTGGGATGCAGAGGGGGCCAAGGGAATCTATGTGGTCATGAACCCCTTCAGCGAGGTCACAGGGCGCGCAGTGAAGGATGAGGAAGTCACTGCTCGAGAGTGGTTGCTGATTGACATTGATGCCGTCCGGGAGTCTGGGACATCTTCAACGAAGCAAGAGCTTCGAGCCACGCTCGATGTCGCGGTGAGCATATGCCGCTTCTTGGGGGGCCTCGGCTGGCCCCGCCCTTTCATCGTCGAGTCAGGGAATGGCTGTCACCTCATGTGGCGGGTGGACTTAGGGATTACCGAGGAGGAGACTTCTCTCATCAAGAGGTGCCTGGAGGCACTGGCCTGGAAGTTCGATACCGAAGCCGCGACGATTGACCAGTCCGTATTCAACCTCAGCCGTATTTGGCGGCTTCCAGGAACTGTCAGCCGCAAAGGGGACGAGAGTACGGAGGTGCGTCCTTGGAGGCGTGCTCGAATCCGGAAGGTGAGTCCTCCGGATGCCCTTGTCGAGAGGGAACAGCTTCAACAACTTGCAGATTCGATTGATATCGGGGAGGCTCATGGAGATGACAACGCGGAACTGGGACGATTGCGAAGTTGGCTGCATGCCAACTGGGATAGCATTGGCGAACCTAGACCCTATTTGGGTGGAGCAGGAAGACGGTGGGTTTTCCCTGTATGTCCTTGGGATTCCGGTCATCGCGATAGATCCGCTTACGTTGTACGTTTCGGATCTGGAGCCATCATCGCAGGGTGCCTCCACACGAACTGTACGGGCCACCGACGAGACGATTCTGGTAAGTCCCTCGGATGGCGGGAGCTTCAGAAACTAGCCGACCGACCCTTCCAGCGAACCGACCAGGCACCAGGAGGTGCAGCCGCCTCCTCGGTGGACGCGCCTCACCAGACCAACCTGGGCAACGTAATGAGGCTGGTCAGGCATCACGGCTCGGACCTGAAGTACGTCCCTCAATGGGCAGAGTGGCTCGCTTGGGACGGCACTCGTTGGCAGCCCTCCCCGGGCCACGCCGAGCGTATAGCGATGGGGCTATCCTCGTTCATATTCGCGGAGGCAGCGGGCACTACCGACGATGATGAGGCCACAGCACTGAGGCGATGGGCAATGAGGTCAGAGTCTACGCAGGTGATCTTAAGAACAATACGCCTCGCCCAGTCCAACTCCACCTTCATGGTACCTGCCGAGCGTATGGATGCGAACAACTGGACGTTGAACTGCGCTAATGGGATCTTAAACCTGAAGACCGGCGAAGTGACCGCCCACAGAAGAGACGCCCTGATGACCAAGGTGTCCCACGTCAGCTACCAAGAAGAGAGCGAGTGTCCTCGATGGCTAGAGTTCCTAGACACCATCTTCGATGGGAAGAGAGACCTGATTGACTTTATCCAGCGAGCCCTGGGCTACTGCCTGACTGGCTCCGTACAAGAGCAGGTCATGTTCCTCTGTCATGGAGGCGGAAGTAATGGGAAGACGACCTTTGTCCGAGTCGTGCAGCACGTACTCGCGGACTACGCGACACAGATAGACTCGAGTATCCTGATGACCAACAAAGGTGAGCAGCACCCGACAGGGCTCACCGACCTGAAGGGGAAGCGGTTCACTGGGGCCGCCGAGTCAGATCGAGGAAGACAGCTAGCAGAAGCCATGATCAAACAGCTCACCGGAGATGACATCATCACAGCCCGCAGGATGAGGAAAGACTTCATTCGCTTTATGCCTACGCACAAGCTCTGGCTCCTGGTCAACCACAAGCCCATCATCAAGGGCAACGACGAAGGCATCTGGCGCCGCCTCATGTACGTCCCGTTCACGGTCACAATCCAAGAAGAGAAGAAGGACCGGGACCTCATTGCAAAGCTACAGAAGGAAGCGGACGGCATCCTCCGATGGATGGTCGAAGGCTGTTTGCAGTGGCAACAGCAAGGGCTAAACCCACCGCGAATAGTGCAGGAGGAGGTTGAGAACTACCGGGACGACATGGACCTGCTGAAAGACTTCTTCGAGGATGTTTGCACGGTGGCTCCAGGATTACGCGTCACGAAGAGAGACCTCTTTGAGGCTTATAAGGACTGGTGCGAGCCCTTGAACAACAAGGCTGGGAACATCAAGTACTTTGGGAGGCTGATGATGGAGCGAGGGTTCAAAGGAGAAGTTACAAAAGTCAAGGACGCAGCGGGCTTACGGAGGTCTGTCCACGTATGGAGGGGCATCAAGATTGGCGTAGTCCAAGGCACAGTCGTAGAAGTGGACTTTGTGCGATCATGATTGGAGACCATGAGGATTATGTGAACCCTCTGACGGGCTTCCTTCTGGCGCGGCTGGAAGATCGCAACCCCGACGCTCTCCTCTTGGAGCCTCGCAGAATCTACGACGGAGCCTTGGTAGACATCACCGATGCTCCGGACGATCAGTGGCCCAGGAAGGAGAAGGTATACGTTGCGGTTTACGGCATAGAGAAGTGCATCAGCGCCATCATGTACTGGTTTGAAGTGGACCAGTCGGAGGCTGTGGAGTGGTTCTACTACAACACGAGTGGGGCGTGGCAAGGGGAGGGCACTCCGACGTTTCGCCTGGATGCGGAGGAGGAATGAGCGGGCACGACGCTTTGATGCGGTTCCTATTCAGAGGGGCCGGAGGAGACGCTTCGTCTCACCCTCGGACAGGTCTGAAACGACTGTACCACGTAGGCTCTCTAATTCGAGACGACCACTTCGGAAGGAGCTTTCCAGGGAAGGATGAGGAGAGTGACGAGACTTGTGATGTTCTCCGACAATGGTTGAAGAGCATACCTGCGGTGTCAGATTGGATTGTATCTGACGAGTGGCTGCGAGCCCCTTCGGAGTGGCCCGAGGGATTCTCCCAGTATTTTCGCAGTCCGATGTCTCCCTACGAGATGTCGATGATGGTGAATGTCGGCGGGCCAGGGGTGGAGATCGGCGCAATGCAGGCGTATTGTCACGGGCTACCCTTAGAGGTCGTGCAAGATCTCCTGCCTGGGTCGAAGGAGACGGTGGTCGCGGCACTGGAGTCTGCGGTAGATATCTACAGGAAGAGCTCAAACTTCACGCTATGGGAGCTGAACCTAGATTGGGACCGCGTCATTCTGCCTGAGTCCATGTCCGATCGACTTCTCGAGCGCCTTGCAATTAAGGGCAAGCTGAAGATCAGTCCGCTGGACGTAAAGCGCGCCCATGCTGCAGTGCTCGCAAATTCCCCTAGGTTCATGTCATATGCTATACAAGTAGCACCACGTAAGCAGAGGCTACGTCCCAGTAAGCTAGCTTGGGGGCCTCTCCGCAGAGTTAAACCTCCGAAGGGACTGTAGATATGGCAGATAACGAGATCAAGGCGGAAGTCGAGCGTGTCCCAGTCACTGACTATGGGGGAGTGACTCCTGGCGAGGATGCAGCTATCGTCAGGGAGATTGAGAATAACATCTCGATTTTGAAGAAGGCGTCGTCGAGCACTGCGCAGCAGTGGAGAGCGGCGAATCGCTTGCGGAGGTTGGCTGGACTGACCCCCGATGCACCAGGCCCGGTGGCAAGAGCATTAGGGTATAAGTCAAACCTTAATCCGGTCGAGAATTACAAGTTGGCTCGTATAGGGGAGTACTATATGTCTCGGGCGATGATCGAAAACCCCGTGGACAAGTCCATAATCAAACCTCATCGCACCCCCGAGACAGTGGAGGAGTCCCGAGAGGAGGCGCTAAGTGTTCTTCGAGAGAAGTACGATTTTAATGAGAGTGGCCTACCTCCGACTTCTGAAGAGGAAGCTCGGGCGGCACGGGTAACCGCTGCCCGGAAAGCCCTTGAAGAGCACCAAGGAGTCCGGGCGAAGCTCATGCGCGTCCTATCTGAAGCGCCCAAAGCTCCTGAGACCCCTGAAGAGTGGGCTGAATATTACGGGGAGAAATAGATGGCCAAGACGAAGCTGAGCACCACCTCGCTCAACCCGATTGAGGGGGCAGACTATCTGACGTGGCTGACAACGGTCCCGCTGGAAGACCGCAAGCGCATTGCGGGCCTCTTGCGAGAGCATCGAGTTGAGGACTACCAGACTTTGATTGGTTTCTCTCAAGCCATCATGGTGGAGCTTGTCGAGGGTAACATCACGCCGGTTATTGCTCGGGAGCTTCGGTACTGGGCCGAGTTGCTCTTTACCATTGTTGCCACCGAGAACAGTGCCATTGGCACCCCCGAGGCAGCTCAGCAGGACATTGTGACGGCACTCATTGCGGTTCAGCAGAGCGTAACCACCAAGCCACTGGCAGTACCTAGCAGAGAGCCGGTGATGATTCTGGCAGAGGGGGAGTAACGGCTGATGAATGAAGATCTCTCCGTCCAGGCCTTAGAGGCTCTCGCCAATCCGGCAGTCTCGTTGCGGGCTTTTGGGACGGTCAAAGATCAAAAGACTAAGAACATCATCAGGTTCGATCCTGAAGCCATCACGTATGAGCTGCAGAATACGGTTGTTAGCTACACCTCGAACCCACCTCTGAACCCTTACGGGCAGACTTACTGGCTAACCTTGCTGGGCTACCGTCAGGGCGGGAAGAGTCTGACAGCAGAGCTGTGCGGCTATCCTAAGGCAGCCTACACTCCGGGTTGGGACCATGTCTGTATTGCAGACAACAAGGATCGTGCGGAGTACCTCCATCGCCGAGTGCAGATCTGCCATGACAATTGGCCAGAGGAAGTCCGTACTAAGACGATTTCTTCTCGTGAGGTGAAGCAGAAGACATTTGTTCATGGCGGCCAGATGCGCGTACTCTCCGGTGAGGCGGGCGCAGTAGGCATTGGCCAGTCTCCTGACTACTGGCATGGCAGTGAGCTTGGGTATTGGCGGGACGCCGAGGGGCAAGCGTCTTTGACATTCCCCTCTTTGATCAACAAGGACCACTGCCTTGTGCTCTTCGAGTGTACGCCTGTCCCCATGGATGCTCCGTCAGCAGAGTGGTGGAGAGACCACTGCGAGAGTGCGAAGCAGGGAGGGCACGATGAGATTGGGGCAGGCAGGTGGCTTTACAAGTTCTTCCCGTTTTGGGACGGGAAGTTAAACGTCCGACCGTGGCCTAAGAACCTAGCCCTGGAGAATGAGGAGATACGTCTTCTCGAGAAGTATGGCTCACAAGGTCTGACTAAGGACCACTTGGCCTTTCGCCGCCTGATGATGCACACGGACAAGAAGATTCGGCGGAACCCAGATCTCTTCCGGGTCTACTATCCATTCGATGACCTGACGTGCTGGTTAGCCAGCTCTAATGCCGTCATCCACAGCTCGGTACTCAAAAAGCATGTGGATGGATTCCTGGTCCCTTGGAAAGGCCAGAGCCATACAGGTCACTACCAGGAGTATGAGTCTCCCGAAGCGGGCGCCATCTACGTCCTCGGAGTGGACCCAATTGGCTTTGGGGCCAGAGATCACGGCGCCTTCCATGTTTTGAAGTGCTTTGCGGGAGAGTGGTCTCAAGTAGCGGTTTTCGGGGGTGTGACGGACCCGCTTCTGCTTGCCGAGAAAGTGGCGTGGGCAGGGCGTCGTTACAACAACGCTCTCATCGGAGTGGAGAGAAACGGGGTGGGAGAGGGATTCCTGGCTCTTTTGATTGACAAGGAGTATCCGAATCTCTACTACGATGCCGCGTACAAGCCGGGAGTGTGGAAGAGCAGTGAGGCCCAGATGCTCAGTCACCTGATTGACGCACTGAAGGATGAACTGTTGTTGCGGGACGACGACACTGTCGCGCAGTTAGGCTCGTACCGAAACGACCGGAAGGTCCAGAGATCGGTCAAAGCGGAGATCATGTCCTCGGGCCGAAAAGATCGGAGACGGGCACGTCATCATTGGGATAAGGTTTCTGCGCTTGCAGTGGCAGTGGTGGTGGCGAGAGATGCGCCAGTGCGTATCCGAAAACAGGCTCCAGCAGAGTTGGAGAATGTCGTGTTGTTCCGGGATATGACCTATGACCAACTAGAGAAATTTAAGAAAACAGCGTATAAGAAAGAAGAGAAACCTAGCAGGCGGGCAAAGTACCGCTCTGCTCGTCGCAGGAGAAAGTGATGGCAGGTCCTTTTGAGCAAATCCGTAAGCAAGCTCGAGAAGTTGCTGCAGGCAAGGCACTAGAATCTGGCCGAGAAATGGACATGTCTCCAGGATATGGTGGCGAGTACACTGCTTCCAAGTACGGCACCGAGCCGCCCTCGTCAGCCCAGCCTCCACCTGCCATCGAGGCACTTCCCCCAAGGGAGCCACTGGAGGCGCCTTCCGATATGGTGGGCCCACCTGCACCTGCGCCTGTGGCGCCTGGTATTTACGGGGCTCCAGGAGATCTCTGGATCTATGAGGTGACAGGGGAAGGCACTGCAGGGATGTACCGAGCAAAGCCTCCGGGAGGAGATTGGATTGATGTCTCACCTGCTGAGCAGCCCGATGTACATGAGGCAATTACCACCCAGCTTGAGAGGGGTGTCTTACAACCTACGGCACCGGAACCTGCGCCCGAGTTACCTCCTGCAGAGTCTGCAGCAAGAGCTGCGCTTCAGGCGCATAATAGGGCTCCTTAGATGGCTACACTGGCAGAGAAGAGGGACCAAGCTGCACGAACTGCGCTTGCAACTCGTCAGGCGCCTGCGCGCCCCGAGAGCGGAAGCATTGCCGCAGACCCTCCTTTGGGTGCGGCACCTCCTGACGATCAGAGAGAGATTGCACTCCAAAATCCTGAAGGCAGAATTGCAGGCCTTTTCCGTCAGGCAGGTATCGACATCCTTGGGGATGAGCTCAGAGCACTCTCCGAGCTGCCTGATGACGGGAAGTACAGGGAAGCTCTTTTGCTGAGGGCGCAGCGTAGGCATGGAAAGAAGGTTCCACTGTTAGCAGGGCCGGGCGCAACGCCTCCAGTTAAATTGGCCAAGCATGAGCTAATGGACCCAGAGGGGATGATCGGACATCAGAGCCCTCGCGATTCAGGTCGGCCTAGTATCGATCTTCCGAAGTTTCCGTTTTAGAGGGTAGAATGCCAAGAGCAGGGAAACAGACACTTGATATCATCCGGACGCATCGGGATAAGAGTGCGACGGAGCGTAGAGAGTGGGACAAGTATCGCAGTTGGTATCTGTCCGAGCACTGGAGGAATCAGCGTGAGGAGCTTCCATCGGGGGCAGGGGATTTTCTAGACGAGGACGAGATCAACCTCGAGTCGAACTATCCCTATGCGTACATCGACACGATGATCGCCAATGTGTGTCCGACCAATCCCCAGGTCACAGTGACGGCGCGCCGAGAGAAGTCTCGTCCTGTGGCGCGTTTTCGCGAGGCGCTGCTGAACGAGACGTTGCGCTTGAATAAGACGCACGAAAAGCTCTGGAGGCTCGCAACGAACACCGCCCTCTGCGGCAGGGGGATCATTAAAGTAGTCTGGGACCTGAAGAAGAGTCGCCCGGAGTACCGAATCATTGATCCGAGATTCTTCTTTTATGACATGTCCGTTGACTGGGAGGACATGCGGTACTGCATTGAGGTGACAGTACTGACCAAGAGCCAGTTCCAGAAGCGCATCAAGAAGCAACGACGGAAGGGTGGTACGTACAATACGAAAGTAGCTGCACGAGCTGAGTTCAGTTCCTATCCCGGGTGGCTTCGAGACCGCGTGCGGGACAAGAGTATGATCCACGAGGCGTCCCGAGAGGTGTACTCGTGGGTAGTCGTGTATGAGTTCTACGACTTCGAGAACAAGGTCTACTCTCACTGGCTTGACGGAGTTGAGTCTCCTCTGTTCGAGGGGAAGCTACCTTACCGGTTCCTGAAGAACCCGTTCCGCAAGCTTGTCTTCAACGACAACATGGTAGACACCGGAGGTGTTGCGGACATCAAGCTGATTGCAAATGCTTATGAGCGTCTCAATGAGATTGACACCTTGGAGCTTTGGCATGCTCATGCCTCTAATCCCGTACTGCTCTTGAATGCGGCACTTGCAGATAACGTAGAGGATTTCAAGACGGCGTTATCTCAGGCGAACATGCCTGGGTCTATGGTCGAGATTCAGGGGAAGCACAAGGCACCGTTGAGAGATCTCATCGGTCAAACTCCAACCCCACAGTTTGCGCCGTCGTTCTCAAAGATGAGAGAGAGGTGTATTCAGATCATCGAGTTCACCCTGGGCATCCCAGCCTACTCTCGAGGGGTCGTAGGTGTTGCTGATGTGGCAACTGAAGTTGCGCTGGCGGACACCGCTACGCGGACTCGTAATGGTCGTAGGATCAAAGCTGTTCAGGACATCGAGTCCTGGCTTGCGTCTGCTGCCATGTCACTGTACGAGGAATTTCTCCCTATAGACACCGAGCTTCCTATTCGGCTTACAGATTCGAGGGAAGTGTTGACAGTTACCCGGGAAGCCCTCGCTTCTCGAGACCCTAATAAGGGAGTCTCCGAGGGCATTTTCGACTTCGATTACGAAGCGGTGCCGTACAGTCCTACCGAGAACCACCGACTCCTGCAGCTGCAGAAGCTTCAGCAGTACATGAGCCTACTGGTGGGGTCGCCGGCAGTCAATCAAGAGAAACTGATGGTGAAGCTTCTGGACCTTCTCGGCTTGTCGGACATCATCGCAGAGCAACAGCCAGCTCCCCCTGGCATGCCAGGCGGCATGCCGCCAGGTCTTCCAGGTATGCCGCCAGGTCCTCCAGGCCAGGACACTTTGGCATCCGGGGCTCTGCCACCGGGCCTTGAAGCACCACTACCGGCAGCGCCTGGCGGGGGTCCGGGAGCAGGTTTTGCAGGAGCCGCTGCAGGGCTGCAGGCTGGTATTGAGGGGATCAGCTAATGCCAGTGTATGACATGAGGTGTCCCGAGGGGGACGGGTATTATCCTGATATAATCTGCAGTATCAAGATGAGACACCAGCAGGCGTGCCCTGCATGCGGAGAGTTTCTTGTCATTGTACCTCCGCCAG